GTACCGTTTTTCATTAACGTCTTTCTAGCTTTAGGTATTAGCTCTTCTAGAGCTTTAATTTGTACGTACTTTTCCTGGTATTCTTCTGAAGGTTTTACAGGTAAAGCGAAGGTTATCAATTTAGGATAATTGTACGTTGGTAAGAAACTACCAATCCCAGTAGACATTCCGAATACTCTGGCGATTGCTTTTCTACGTCTTGTAGATCGTTTCTTTTTTGTATCACATGATTTACATCTTTTTGGGAATCTAAGATTATGTGATCTACTTTCTTTTGGATTATTTGATTCTCTGATTTTCACTCTTATGAAATCATCAGAGTCGGATACCTCCGGCACCCAAGGGCAGGATTTACAGGTGTAACCCCACTCTTTATTTATTACAGGGGACGAAATTATGTCATCGCTCATAGAGACTGGCATTTAATTAGGATATATCAATATTAACCCGTTCTCCCCTGTATTCGGTAGTTTCTCACACCTGTGAGTTTATCTACCGTCGAGTATAGCGTAATGAATATGGCTAAGCGTAAATACTCGAAAATGAGAAAGATTGAACCCTCTGTTCAGACTTTCACTTTTGCATATCAGGTTACTGATGCAAGTTCTCAAGATAATTATATTGATCTCTCTCAAGTTGCTTCTTTGGTAAATAGAAGATTTTACAGACAAGGTATTAATTGGGCTGTTTCAGACTTTAAGTTTTTGATTGGTGCCACTGCTCCTGCTAGTGGTTCTCCTTGGTCTTTGAATGTCAAGAAATTACCTAATACTTGGGTAATGTCTAATTCTTGGGAAAAAGGTTTTCGTGCTTGGGATAAAATGAATAAACAAGCTCTTGAAGAAAATCCTTCATTAAAGCCTAAATTTTTAGATTTTAAGATATTTGCTGATTCTGATCACGTTAGTGCTGGATTTGTTAGCAACCTCCGTCCACCTGCTTCTATTGCTGGCGAGTGGGTTGAAAGTAGGGTTCTTATTCCTACTTCTGATCCTGCTGATGGTTCTGTCGATGATTTTGTTATTACTGCAGTTGGAGATAATACTACTGTTTCTAAATCTTTGATTGAGGGTTATGCTGCTAGTCGTAGTTTACCTGTTGCATTTACTGATCCTAATACTCCTGATGATGCTTTGTCACCTGCTGAGAATTGGATGTCATCGATGTTTAATGATGGTACTCAACAGGATATTGTTAATTTAGAGTCTTTGACTACTGAAAATGATATTGCACCTTATCCTTTCGAGAATGATGGTGCTAATTTTGATACTATGTATCCTAATGGTGCTAATCAAACACCTGGTCTTGAACTTCATGATTCTGAATATTATACTGATACTACTATTTCTTCCACTGTTCGTATGGGTGGAGGAAATTTCCCTTGTGGTTTAATTAAATTAGAACACTTTGGTTTTACTGGTGCTTCTCAACAAGCTCCTGTAAATATTTTGCTTCAGATTAATTTGGTACCTGGTACTCACAGAGGATATCTATGTGAGCCTATGACGGAGATGTGAAACATGTTACCTGAAACCAAAACTGTTGAAACTGCTATTGCAACATCTAAGATGGCTATGGTTATTGACCATCTCAAAAATAATCGTATTGAGTATCTTGTACTTGTATTATTTTCGCATGTCCTCGGTCTTACCTCCAAGGCTTCAGAACATGTCAGTGGAGTGTGTGCATAATGGCTTGGAAAAAAGGAAAGACGTTTAAGAAAGGAAATAGAACTGTTCGTTATATTTACAAGAACGGTAGGAAATCAACTAAGAAATTAGTTACCGTTAAGAAATCAAATCGTGCTTATCGTAGGCGATATTGATGTGTAGTTGTACACGTTCTGAAGTTGAAAAGAACGTTATTGAAGATAACATAACTCATTGTATTTGTTTATGTTGTAACGCAGAGTGGGTGGAATAATGTCTCGATTATTACGTAATTGGTCTGAAGAATTAGCAGTTGGTGGATTAAGTGGATATCTTATCAAAACTGCTTGGAAACGTTACGTTACTGCTGCCTCACTTTCTCTCTCTGCTGGTGGTATGGCTATTGGGATACCTATTGTTGCGGGTTATATTGCCTCTGATATTATAGATCCTGTTCATGGTGAAGAGAGATTTACTAGAGCTATAACTAATCCTCTTGGTTCTATGCCTGAAACTCATAGGAATATTGCTTCTGGTGCTACTGAGTTTGCTATTTGGATGGACACTAGAGGTCATTTACAACAACTTGAGAATACTAATCCTATTTTGGCTAATCAATTGATTCCATTCAAGATTATGTTTCGTAACATGTGATACCAAACTTATCTAATGCGCAAGCCTCCGAAGGAGGACCGCCCTTTTTATATTAGTATCTTTACGTCGCATTAGGGAGTCCCTCACCGCTACAGGAAATAGCGCTAATGCCTGCGACGGTCATACTCCCGCCAAACATTCACAAATGTGGTGATTTACTTGCATATTTTCATGTAAGCAGATACATCCTCTTTCATGTTCTGTTACTTTTCTCATAATACCAAATGTTCTATGTCTTTGATTTTCTTTCGATAAATATTTGGATATATAATCCGAAACTATTCTTGAGTTTCTTGGTGCTTTCAAATTAATTCTTCCCAGCCCCAGGGGAATTAGTTGTTCACAATATTCTGAGAGTTTACTATGATGAACAAAATTACTCACGCATACTGCGTGTACGTGTGCATGGTGTTTCCATTGCATAAATGCTTCAGGATACACGTCAAGGTTAGCCAGTCTTGACGTACATTCAATTGCAAATGTACCTCCGAGTGTACCGTTTTTCATTAACGTCTTTCTAGCTTTAGGTATTAGCTCTTCTAGAGCTTTAATTTGTACGTACTTTTCCTGGTATTCTTCTGAAGGTTTTACAGGTAAAGCGAAGGTTATCAATTTA